GACGGCAGGCGAAGGTCGCGGCGATCCGCGAGACCGTAAAGAGCGCGCTCAAAGGCGGAGGCGGCGCGGGCATGCTCAAGGAGAGCCGGGAGCTGATCCCGCTCGACTCGAGCAATCAGGCGTTCGGTATGACGCTCCAGTACGACCGCGGTCTGGCTCCGTCCGAGGCGGACGTGCTCAGCTACGTCGCTCACAAGTATCCTGGCGCGTCCGTCCTCGACGCCGACGACAGCTTCCCCGGCAAGCTCAGCGTCGCGCTCATGTTCGAGCGTACGGCCCAAGGCGAAGTGCCGATGGTCAGCCCCAAGACGCCGATGTCCGACAAGAACCGCGGACCCGGCGCACCTGCCTTCATCGACGATGAGGTCGGCGGCTTCGATGAGGCCGCGAGCGTAGAGCTGGAGGCCAAGACGGGCGGCGTGCTCGTGTCGCTGGCAGCCGCAAACCCCGGCGTCGACTTCGTCGAGACCTCTATCGAGCGGGACGCGGGTGGCGTGATCTCTCACTTCGCTCTCCGCGCCGGCGGGGCACCTCTGTTCTTCCGCCCTATCGCCGCCGGGCGTATCGGGCTCACCAAGATTCTCGGCAGCGCCGTCAGCCCCGCGATGGGCTTTGTTGCGGCCGGTCGCGACGACAGCCTCCGCATCGCGCTCCACGGCCCCAGAGGGGAAGTCTCGCTCAGCAAGTGCGCGGGCCTCTTCATCACCGCAGCTCAGCCCGAGCACGGCACCGGCACCGGGCCTCTCGGTGAGCGCTTCGACGCGCCTGACGACAACAACGTCGGGAACTACGCCATCCACGCCGGCGACGAGGACGAAGACGAGGGCTTCAGCGCCGGTCCCGGCCTGAACGTCGCGAGTGTGCCGTTCCCCAAGGGCAAGACGAAGGAGTACTACGAGGGCTACGGTGACGGCGACGGCGACCCCGCGAACACGCAGGGCTACTGGAAGCAGCTCATCGAGCCGGTGAAGCGTAAGCCCATCGCTAACATGCGAGCCGTCTGCGCCGGGCTTACGCAGGGTCTCGGACGCGCGCCGACGGGTGTCGAGCTGGCGCACGTCGCGACCAAGCTCGAACAGTGCTGGCGCCGCGAAGCTCACCGTCGCGTCGCTGACGCCGGCCAACCGCCCAGCCAAGGCCTCCAGATCAACATGCTGCTGAACACGGCAGAGGGTCGGGCGAAGCTGGACCAGATCTTGGCACAGGCCATCGCCAAGAACCCGGCGATGCTCTCCGGCATGGACGACGCGGCGTACTCCACCATGGTCAGCTCGATGATGCAGAGCGACGAAAACCTCAAGAACTACATCCTCTTCTCTGACCAGCAGCAGACCCTCCTTCAACAGGACCCCGGAGCCGCGCCGGCCGAGCGAACGTGGTACAATCCGTTTACTTGGGACAACTATCAGCGCGACAAAGGGCAGCCCACTAACAAGGAGCGACGCGAGCAGCACCAGCGGCAACAGCAGCAGTACCAGGACCAGCGCACCCAGTACGAGCAGCTCCTCCAGCGGCGGCGCCAGAACCCGCACGGGACGTCACCGGGCGGTGTCATCAACCAGCCGCCGCCGTCGCAGGGACAGCCGCAACAGCAAGGGCAGGGGCAGCCCTCCAGTGCTGCGCAGCCCTACTTTGGGCCGCTGCCGGGGACGGTTCCGAACCAGCCTGCCGTCACGACGACCTCGCCGACGATTCACGACCAGCCCACGGCACAGCCCGGCGGCAGCGGTGGTCCGATCCCGGCACCGCCTCCGCGCGCACGACCGGGGCAGCTCCCGATGCCTCCGACTGGGCCGTCGGAGCAACGAACGCAGCCGGGCTTCAATCCCATGATCCCGATGGCACAGCCGGCGCAGAACCAGCCCGGCTGGCGGAGCCCTGGACGCTCAGCGCCTCCTGCGCCGCCCCCGAGGGGCGAGCAGACCCAAGAGCTACCTGGCTTCGATGACGAGGGGCTGGCCGGTGTCGGCGAGGATGTCACACAAGTGGACGTCCCCACGGCCGCTCCCACGAGAGAGGAGCCGGCATCCGCAGCAGCGGACCTACCGTCAGTGCCGGAGGACATCGCGCCGACCTTCGACGAGCAGTCAGGGACCTTCGCGCCTCCTGACGGGCCGGTGCCAGCCAGAGATCCGTTTTACAGGGCCCCACCTGGCGAGCGGAACCCCGACCCGACCAAGCCCCCAGGTCTTCCAGGCAAGCCACTGCAGCGCCCCAAGACACCCGAGGAGCGGGCGTTCGGGCTCAACATGCCAGCGTCCAAGGAGACGGCTGGAGCGGAGTTGAGCACGGCGGAGGCGCTCGAAGAAGGGCGTCGAGCGGCGGGCAGCATCCGAGACGCGGCTGGTGCCAAGGCGCTCGCTCAAGATCTCAACGAGCGACTCTCCGCCAAGGACAAAGCGGAGGGCATGCAAGTGCTCGTGCCTGAAATCGGCCAACGGTACAGCGCTGACAGCATGCAGATTGTAGGCACACAAAATGTGCCGGGGCGGCGTTCTGGCGAGATCGTCGCCATTCAGAGCCTCGGCATGCTTCGGAACGGAGAGCCTGTAGGAGGTGCGAAGGCGGGCGTGATCGTCGCAGCCCGACGGCGCAGCGCACAGGCGGACCAGCCGAAGGTCAGGCCGCCGAAGCTCGGGCCGCAGCACACCTACGACGACCCGACACCGCGGACCTATCATTCGGAGGATGCGGCCGACCTCTACGCGGGTCGACGGCAGCCGGCGACGGGCAACATGTATTTTCAGCTCAAGGACCTGCGACGGAGCGGCGACTACGTCGTCGGGACCGTCATGTGGGAGCCTGAGCGCACCAAGATGATGTCGAGCGGGAACATCCAGCACAACATCATCTCTTTTGTGAAGGGGCGGTCGACACAGAAAGACCGGCTCGATCTCGGCAACATTGGTCGGGTCCGAGTCCGTATGCTCGACGTGCATAGCGGTATCGCTGAGGTGTACTTCCGCTCCTCAGAAGCTCGCGCGCTTCCGCCCGAGTTCATTGAGCGGGAGGAAGGACCCAGCCATCATGACCATCTCACCTGACAGGACCTTGCGTCTGTACAACACCGACCCGGCCGGGATGGACATCTCCATCCAGATTCGGATGGGGCACGCCCGTGTTCAGCCTCGGCTGCGACGAGGTGGCGCGGTGCGGAACATCAAGATCGCGAGGCAAGGCTACTTCGATCTGTGCCGCGACCTCGGCGTGTCGCTGCGTGAGGCCGAGTACTTGGTGCTCTCTCCTATGGTTCAGGCGTTCCGCAGAGCTGGGCGTCTGTCTGTACGCCACCATCCGCCGCTCGAGACCGAGCTGGTCGACGAGGCTGCGCAGGCCGAGGTCAAGAAGGCTGCCGTGGCGAAGCAAGCCGCGCTGCAGCCGGCCGATCCGCCCACGGCCATCCCGGCTGGCGTGAACCCGGAAGCTCTCGGACTTCCGCGAGATACACCGCGCATGACGTCGGCGCCGTTGCGCACGTCCCCCAAGACGGAGGCTGCGAGAGACGAGGAGGCCGCAGCGGCCAAGGCGGCGGCTGAGGTCATCAAGAGTGCTGAGACCGTCAGCGCCGCGGAACTCAACGTCGCGGAGACGGAGACTGAGTCGAACGATGTCGAACGCCCCAGCATGCGCTGGACTCGACGGAGGCTCACAGCTCACGCCGAGGCGATGGGGCTCGACCTCAGTGATGTCGCATCCAAGACAGCCGTCCTCAAGAAGATCAAGGCGGCCGGCTGATGGCGGAGCCGACCAACCGACAGCGCGACATTGAACTCAAAGCGTCCGAGCTGGTCGTCCCTGGGTTTCCTGAGCTGAAGCAGAATCGGCAGTGCCGGCTCTGCGCCTACGCGCTCGACACGCCGCACATTACGTCCAAGGTCCACGAGCTGTGGCGCCAAGGCTCTGCTTACCGCGTGATCGAGGACGCCATTCAGGGTGACCTCAAAGAGGCTGGGTACTCGCCCGTCAACTTCGGCGCGATTCGCCGGCACCTGCTCGGACATGTCGCGCGGCACCTGATCCCGAACCGGACCGAGGCTGCTGCCGGACGTCCGCCGTACGCGGCGCGGCCGCCGGCGATGACTGATGACGAAGCCGACTACTTCGAGCTGCGCAAGCTGTACGACCGGCTGATCCCGATCGTCGACCTGGTCAAACGGGACCAGGACCGTAAGGTGGAGTCGGGCGAGCCTCTGTCGGGCTACGATCTGCAGCACCTCGTGAGGCTGTTCGGCGAGTGTCGTATGCAGCTCGAAGCGCTCAACAAGATGCGCAACAGCAACCGTCTGACGAAGGCGGTCATCGAGGCGCACACCTCTCAGGTCCTCATGCTCTTGTCAGAGCCGCTCGGTCACAAGCTGCGCGACATCCGGCACCGGCTGAAGGTCGGGCTCATGCACGACGCCATGCGCGACCTGGATGCGCTCATCGACGCGGAGCTACCTCCGATGCTGGTGTCTTCAGGAAAAGAGGCGATTCGGCGCAGTGTCGAGGAGTACAAACTCCATTAGGATGCGCGCATGCACGTCCACGAGATTCCAGATGATGACCTCGAACTCTTCCGCGAAGCGGCCGGAAAGACCGGCGGGCTCCAGCGCCAGCTCGGCGAGGAGCACGAGCGACATCTGGTCGTCACGCACACAATCATGGCCCGACTCCTTGAGGCCCGAAAGGAGATGCAGGGCTTGGAGACCGTACTCCTCAAAAAGTACGTCGCCAACAAGCCGGGTCAGTATCAACTGGTCCCTGAACTGGGAGGCTTCATCGAAGTCGTTCAGGCACAGGAAATGAGGAACAACGAAAATGAGCGCCACACAGATTCTTCTCAAAAACCCCAAGACGACCCAACTTAGCGTCGACGCCAAGATCAGCGAAGATCTGGTGATTCGGCGTCTGCTGGCTCCGGCCGGCGATGTCGATGGCCGCGATCAGTACGATGTCGCGGCTATCGCGACGTTGGATGACCTGAACCGCAGCCCGCAGATCCGCGCGCTGCTCGACAACCAGACCAACGGCGTCGCGGACCCGCTGGTCACCATCGAGCTGGTCGGCGGGACGAACAACGTCGCGGGCTCTGACTCAGCGACGGCCGTGCCCTCCGCTGAGGGTCTGGGCGGCGTCGAGACGTTGGTTGTCGCCAGCGACCCGGCTACGGGCACCGATCACACGCTGATCGCAGCCATGCCGTACACGGCGCTGGTCATCGACGCGCAGCTCATGGTCGACACGACCGAGGCGACGACCTGGACGCTGCGTGACGCGCTGGCGGGCGGCGGCAACGCCTTGTCCGACGACTTGTCGACGGCTGTGGCTGAGCGTGTCCGAGACAGCGGCACAGACCTGGCCGGTGTCGTGGCGACGATCGCCAAGGGCGCCCCGCTGGTCCTGAACAAGGGCGCGGCCGCCTCGGCGATTGGTTACGTCATGGTCACGTTCCAGCGGCTGAGCTGAGAGGCAGTGTGAGGGTGGCTCGCGTCAACCTGGGCAGGCGGCTTCTCGCCGTCTGCAAGGTGGCGGGGACTTCGAGCGAACAAGCTCGGGGTCTTCAGGGCCATCCTCCGCTCGGACCAGGGGAGGGGATGCTATTCCCCTTCACGCCGCCACGTGCGGCGACCTTCCACATGGGGTCGGTGGACTTTCCCATCGACGTCATATTTGTCGACGCTCAGGGCGTCGTCAGGAAGATCGTCGCCGGAGCACGTCCGGGCACCCGAGAGCGCTGGTCCCAGCCGGTGGTTGGTGCGGTTGTCGAACTCGCAGGCGGTTCCTGCGCTCGAGCCGGCCTTGAGCTGGGCAATCGGATACGCGTAGCGTCCCAGGTCTGCAACATGGGACGCATGCTGACCGAGGCTGATGGGCCAGCGCTCGTCGACGGGTTTTACGGCAAGGAGCCGTCGCCAGGCGTCGACCAGTGGCCGACGACGAAGACTAATCCCAAGGACAGGCGGAAAGACCGCGCACCGCCTGATGAAGCGTTCGAGTGGACGACTGAAGGTATGGGGTTGGGGCAGTGGGATATGAGCAGCGGCCCTGGCGTCCCGCCCGAGGCTGAAGGCATTGGGGAAGATTACGACCCCTACGAGGAGCGCAGTACGCGCGCAGGAGCATGGTATGGATCTTTTCGGTGAGCTAATCGCACGAGGCAACAGCCCGGATCAGATCCGCGCCCGGCATGCGCGCCGCGCTGCGCGTAAAGAGGTCATCTACGACAACATCGGCGAGGCCGTCGGCCGCACCCGCGTCTTTGAGGCCGCCGTTCAATGGGCCATCGAGCGCCAGAACGCCGACGGAGCTGCTGGGCGCGCTATCGGCAGCCAACATCCCGGCGTCGCCGCGCACCACGCGGTCTTGTCGGCGATCGGTGAGTACGAGTTGCCGCAGCGGTACAACATCCGGTTCGCCGGTATGAAGCGCCTGGGCGGCTCGGGACAGCATCGCCTGGAGACGGGCATCGTCACGATGGAACTCGCCTTCACCGGCATATCCGGCCACAAAAGCTCCATGGACATCCCGGTCATCGTCAAAGAGGGCCGAATGTACGAGCCGGTGGTTCTCATACATCAAGGCAACATCCGCGCGATCACACAGCACACGTTCGACGACATCCTCAAGCGAGGCGAACTGACCGTGAAGGTGCCCGACCGCGCACACATGTACGCCCAGCCGACCGCAGAGCGGCGACCGCAGCGCGAGGTCCCCCTCATCCGGCCTGGCATGTTCGGCTACGCTCCTCAGAACCGCAGCCTCCACGCCAGTCGCCGCGCTCAAGTCGGGAGCCAGTCGCAGTTCCCGCCGCTGGGCGGGCCGCAAGGGCCGATGAAGGGGCCGACGATGGGTACGCCGCGCGGCACGCCTGTCCGGCTGCCTCCGAGCGAGGTTCAGCAGATGAATCCGGCGCAGCGCCAGCCCTACTTCGACTCGATCGCAGTGCCACCCTCACGAGAGTGGGCGCCGTGGAAAAACGTCGAGCAAGCAGAGGAGATGCTCGAGTCTGGTCGACAAACGCCACCAGGGGGATCCGAGGACTGTCCGGCTTGCGCCGGTTTCAACGCCCCCGGCCAACACATGTCGACATGCCCGGTCTGGAACGAGCAGCGCCAGGCGAACGCGGGAATCGATGCGTATCTCCAGCAGCTCCACCGAGATGGTCGCCCTCTTGTGGAGGCGATCAATGAGGCGCTGAACTACGCAGGCGGCACTGACCCGAACCAGGTCGTCGAGATGGCGAAGCAGATTTGGAGCGGCGACGCGACGCGGCCTGGTGTGCAGCCTCCTGCGGGCGCTTACTACGACCCTAGCCGAGGACGAACAGACGTTGAGCGGCAAGGTAGCGTCAAGGCGCATCAGCGCGACGTCATCCGGTCGGCGATGCAGGGGCAGTACGTCACCGGCATGTACGCGATGGACGAGACTGCGGCTATCCGTCTTGCTGCGCCTGATGACCAACTCTCTCCCGAGTCGAACAAGTTCGTACACCTGAGCCCTGAGGTCGGCTGGGCTCCGGCGCCGCCACTTGTCGATGAGCCGTGGGAGCCTGGTTTCGACGAGCCCGGCGCTTACAAGCCGTGGGATGAGGCTGAGCCTGAGCCTGAGCCTGAGCCCTCGATGTGGCAGAAGCTGAAGACTCAGATCAAGGGCGGCATGTACTCGATGGACGAGGCGCCGGACCACTTGGACTGGGGCGAGCGACCGGTGGCTCCGTTGGCGGCCGGCGACGCGTGCGCGACGACGGAGGCCATCAACATCGCTGGCCGTGACGGCTACCGCTGTCATCTGGCGTCCGGTAGCAAGGGGCAGGTCATTCGCGACTGTCACGCGGGGGAGAGGTTCGTGGTCTTCTTCGAGGATCTCGGTCACCAGGTGGTGGTTCCGGGGGACAAATTGAAGTGAGGATGGACTTTGCCGATGCGCGGGTCGCAGCGTTCGATGAGAGTGATCTCCTCTCTCAGTTCAACGTCACGATCCGTGGGCAAGTGCCCGAGGAGCGCGCCGAGCTTACCGGGCTCGAGCAGGCACTCTTCCAGCCAGCCCCGAACGCGCTCGAATGGTGTGTTGAGCCGCGCTACCTGAACAGTCCCAGCCTCTACGATTATCACGGCTCCTATCAGACGATCCGCGACTACTTTGAGCTGCGGTGTCCGATCTGTAACCTGACCGACGAGCACGGCGCTCCGGGGGACCTCCACTCCGGGCGCCCCGGCGATTGTTGGGGCAAGACGCGGCTGGAGCTGGAGAGCGAGGTCCTCCTCGTCTGGCACAACGCCAACCAAGAAGACACCTGCCCGAAGTGCAAGACTCCGCGGAGCCAGTTCGTCGAAGACGGGCTGATGTACAACTACAACCAGATGCACCTGCTGATCGGGATGCGCGCTGGTAAGTCGATGACGGCTGCGATGATGGGCACGTACGCCGAGCATCGTATGCTCACGCTGGCGCACAGCTACCCAGGCGGGCTGCACGGGTATCTAGGGATCACGAAGGCCGAGACGTTTGAGATGACGTTCTTGGCAGCCTCCGACGTGCAGTCGCAGGACACCATCTGGTCGAAGTACACCGGCTTCAGATCGAACAGCCCGTGGTTCCAGAAGTACGTCCCGTGGGTCAAGCGCCAGGTCGGCGACCAGGTCAACCTGGGTATGCGCTCTTGGCGCTACGAAGAGGGCGTCAAGACCATCCGTAACGAGCATCCGCACGTGCGCTTGGTTATCAACAGCCTCAACTCGAACAGCTCGTCGCAGGCCGGTCGTACGCGCATCATGGCGCTGGTCGACGAGCTGGCGCGTATGAAGCAGACCGAGGGGCCGCAGGGCGCCGCCGAGGTCTACCGAACTCAGGAGTCGTCGTTGCAGACGATCCGCGCGCACGTCTCAGAGTTCGGGGGCCTCCCGTGGCTTGGGTCGATGATCTCGGTGACAAGCCCCATTGCGCGTGACGACGAGGCGATGCGCCTGCTCCGGCGCGCTGACTTCATTACGGACATGTACGCGAAGAAGTACGCGACGTGGGAGTTCAACCCGAAGCAGCCGCGGCACAACTTCATTCGCAACTACCAGAAAGACCCCATCGGCGCCGAGCGCGACTTCGGGGCCAATCCGCCCGGTGCCGAGCATCCGCTCATCCACGACGAGCGCCGCTGGCTCGACATGGTCATCATGCGGGACGCTCACCCGCTGGCGACGTTCGACTACTACAGCCGCGCGGCCCCCACCGGGGACAAGTACGTCGCGGTGCGGCTCAAGGCGTGCGAGCTGCAGATCACGCAGACGCCCTACTTCATCGCGGTCGACGCCGGGCACACCTTCGACTGTTTCTCGCTCGCGTGCGGGCACGCCGAGTACACTTACGACGAGCAGGGCAACGAGGCGCGGACGACCGTCATCGACTTCGTCGCGCGAATTGTGCCTCGACCGGACGCTGAGGTCTTCTTCCCGTCTATCGTCGACGTGGTGCGAGACCTACGGACGCGAATCCGGCTGGCTCGCGTCGAGTTCGACCGCTGGAACAGTGTCCACCCCATTCAAGCCATCCGCGAGTTCGGCATTCCGGCCGAAACCCACTCGCTGAAGGACAAAGACTGCATCGATTGGATGGTGGAGTGTTATACCGGTCGAGTGCGTATGCTGCCACCGGCCGTCGAGGACGTCGATGTCGACGGAGACGGTAATTGGCTGTCCCCGCTGCAGTTCGCCAAGGACCCGCCGCTGCTTCAGCCGGAGTCGGCTGCCATCTACGAGCTGCTCGGGCTCCAGCGTGACCCTGATTCGCAGCGGGTCACCAACCCGAACAAGGGCAAGGAGCGCGGCTGGAACAGTGACGACTCGGCGCGCGTGATCATGCACGTCCACCGAATGGTCCAAAAGGCCGGCTACACAGAGCGCCACGACGACCGCAGTAAGCGTTCGGCTCGAAGGCGCGCCGAGGTCGCCAGTGCGTCCTGGGGTGAGCGTGGCGTGATCGCCAGGCCGAACGCCGTCGCGGGCATATCCAGCGGCGGGGGCGGGCTCCGCAACTGGAGCAAAGGACGAGGCTGGTGATGGGGAGCCCCTTCGACTTCACCTTCGACGTGCAGGCTGCAGTCGACGTAACGCACACCGACGCCAACGAGGCCGACAAGGTGCTGCGAGGCGTCGGCAACCCCGGCGACATCCCAGGCTCGATGGGCGGACAGTCGGTGACCGGCCCTGCGCCGCTCCGCGACTACGACAACCCGGACAACCTCACGCTCGACCACAATCGCAAGATGCCCTACCACGAGGGCTCCGCCCCCACCGACGACGAGCGGCGCGAGCGTCAAGCAGCCGCGATGGACTGGTACAGTTGGCTCGAAGCGGAAGCAACCCGGTTGGCAGGCCAGACCATAGAGACTCTCGAACATGAACACCGGATGGACCACCCAGAGAGCGGAGAAAACGCGAGCGGCATGGAGATGGGGCTGTCGCTGCCCATGTACCTCGAGATGCTCGACCCCAGGGAAGCTGACCTAGGTGAGCTTGAAGTCTTACCTGAAGGTTGGGGCGAAGAGGACGCACAAGAGGCCGTAGGCGTGCGGGCGTCCGAGATCCTCGCCGAGATGCTGGAGGCAGATGCATCAATGTATGCCAGCAGCGTCCAGTTGCGGGAGCAGAAGAAGAAGAAGGACGAGCGCAACCGGCGCCGCCGCGAGCGTCGGCAACAAAAGCGGGACGAGTGGGAACCCGAAGATGACCTCGACAAGGACGCCGAGTTCGGGAACTCACTGCGCGAGATGGGCAACGGCCGAATGGAGCCGCCGCTTTCGCGCGGACAGCTCTGGGATCAGAGCTACACGCAGGACGAGGGCGGGGGATCGACGATTCATATGGGCAGTCAGCAGCCGTCACAGCAGGAACTTGCGCGCATGGTCCGTGACCAGGGCGGCAGGATGGCGCCGGTCCCCGGAGGCAGATACACGTACCTGGCGGCGACCAATCCCGAGGCGCCTACGATCATGTACGATACGGAGCGTGACGAGTACTTCGTCGGCCAGCCCGTACGGTACGTGCAGGCCCAGCGCGCTCCGTGGGTGGCTGTCGACTTGGATGGAACCATCCTTGAGCAGTCCAACACGGATGTGGCGCAGCGCGATCCTCGAGAGCAGCAGGCGCCTCTTGGCCTTCCGAAGCCTGGCGCCGCCTCAGTGTTGAGTGAGCTGGCGAGCTTGGGCTGGCGAATCAGCATCTACACGGCACGCTTCGGCGACGAGCAGCTCCAAGACGAGATCATCGAGCGCTGGGCTGAGGAGATCTCCGACCATCTCAGGCGTCACGAGATCCCCTTCTCTGACATCTGGGTCGGCCGCAAGCCCCGCGCCGACTACTTCATCGACGACAAGGCCGTCGCCTTTCAAGGCGACTGGGATCGGATTCTGGAGCAGCTCGCCGTCGAGACCATCCCCGATCGGCACACAGAGCCGGATCCAGGCGACGTCGTTGAGACTCTGGAGCCTGAGGCTGGCTACGACCCCGTGTTCGGCGCGGGGGAAAGTGATAACGACTGGGTAGACATGAGCTGGGGACAGCGGCACCCTCCAGAGGCTCCAACGGACGGGAACGGTAATACGCACCCAGTGATTGGACATTGATATGTGGCGCGGCGGTATCAGTACGCACAGCAAGTGGGGCGACCCACACAAGGCGGCGCAGCGTGCGAACACCGCTGCGCGTCACAGCAACGACGCCTTCAGGATGGCGTCGCCTGTCGAAAACGATGGCCGGAACCAACCCAGCCCGTGGGGGTGGCACGGGTCCGAGTGGCAGGGCCGCAACAGCCCCGAGGAGCGGGCCAAGATCGCGGCGCGCTTCGACCAGTTTCTTCCTGGGCTGTCGTCGGCAGGGCAGCCCGGAGCCGCCGGTGACTTCTTCAACGGTCTCCTCCCACAAGGTGCGAGCTTAGCTCCCGGCGCCGGTGGAGGATACCGTGACGCGCTCAGGCAGAGCGCGAACCGAGGTAAGGCCGACCGCCGCACGGCCGCAGGCGGCCTCCCCTTAGGCGGCTCGCTGGGCGGCAGCATGGGCGGCGGCAACGGTGTATTCACAAGTGCGAGCAGGCCCTACCAACCGGAGTTTGAAAGCCCTGATAGACAGAACTATCCCGTCCACCGCAACCTGGCGAACGTCTACTGGCGGCTGTTTTACAAGCTCGACGCGCTCATCGGTAACGCGGTCGACATGTATTCGGAGCTTCCCTGGGGCAACTTCGAGCTGACAGGTGACGGCGTCGACGGCGAGGTCAAGGACGCCTTCGAGCGCATGTGCGAGGTCTGCCATCTCCGCACCAACCTGCCGTACTTCATCCGCGAGTACTTGGTCATCGGCGAGGCGTGCCCGCACCTGTTCTACGACGACAATGAGGGCATCTGGACCTACATCGGGATGCACAATCCCGACCAGCTCGAGGTCGTCCACACGCCGTTCATCAAGATGGAGCCGATCGTGCGGTTCAAGCCGGATAACCGGCTGCAGCAAGTGCTGATGTCGGACCACGAGATGATTCAGGCCATTCGCGACTCGATGCCGCCGGAGCTGATGAGCGCGCTCTTGAGCGGGCAGCCTATTGACCTGTCGCCCGTCAACTTCACCTTCCTCGCTCGCAAGATGCACCCGTACGACGTACGAGGCACCTCGATCATCTCGCGCATGTGGCGCGCCCTCATGTACGAGGACAGTATCTTCAATGCGAGTATCGCCACCGCACGGCGTCACGCCGGTCCGATCAAGGTCGCGAAGCTCGGCGACCCGCAGACCGGCTGGATCCCAGGACCGGAGCACGAGCGCAAACTCATCGAGCTGCTGGCTCAGGCCGAGACCGATCCACACGCCTGGCTCGTCTACCACTACGGCATCAACTTCGACCTCGTCGGTACCACCGAGCGGGTGATGACGATCGACAAGCACTGGGACCTGATCGAGCGCATCAAGCTGATCGCCCTCGGCATCAGCAAGGCATTCCTCCACGGCGAGGTCTCGTACGCCTCGGCAGCCTCGGGCCTCACGATCTTCTTGCAGCGCCTCAAGGCCATGCGCCAGTACATCGAGTCAGCTTGGATCTACCCGAAGTTCTTCCGTCCGATCTCGGAGATGAACGCGTGGGTGAAGCCGACACCGGCCGAACTCAGCCACGGCGTGCGGACGCGGCGATCACGTCAAGAGCTGCTCGCCGACGATCGCTACATCGTACCGAAGATCGAGTGGGATCGTCGGCTCGACCCCTCCATCGAACAGGCGCAGCTCACGGCCATCCAGGCGCTCAGTGGTCTGGGCGTCACGTTCTCCAAGCAGTACATGGCGAGCCTGGTTGGGCGCGATTGGGAGGAGGAGCTGCAGCAGCGCGGCCGCGAGGCGACCATCGAGAAGAAGATGATCGAGGACAACCCCGATCTGGCGGCCGTGCTCCAGCCTGCGCCCGAAGAGGCTATGGGGGGCATGGGCGGAGGCATGGGCGGCCCGATGCCCGGCCCGATCCCCGGCATCCCAGACGACCTCGGACTCGCTGGCGGTCCCCCTAACATGGAAGGGGAACCCGGCCCGATGGGCGTGGGTGAAGGCATGAGCCCGCCGCCGGAGGCCGGCAAGGGTCAGCCGTTCGGGGAGGGCGGCGAGTACGCCGCTGACGGCGACGCCGGACGAGGCGGCCCCAGCGGAAGGCACACACGGCTCAAGTCGAAGCTCTGGGAAGACGGGAAGTACGGACCGTGGACCGAAGACGAGGTCATGGATCTCATCGAGGTCTTTGAGGGATACCCTCCCGACGACGCACTCTGGTCACGCATGGCCGATGAACTTGGAGAGGCCGGCTTGCATGAAATCTCCGGCGGAATGGATGAGGGTTTCGGCTCAGTTGAGGCGTGGCTCCTCGACGCGGGGTATCCGCCGCGTGAAATTTCACAGTTGGAAGCAATTCTTCACGATGAAATTTCAGGTCCCACATCCTCAACTAAACAAGGGCGGAAGCCCGACATAGCCCCCTCTGAGAGTATCTCTACGGGTTTACTTGTAGGCGCACCGTAGAGGACACGTAGCGCGCAACTGCCTATGTAGGGGCGTGGCGCAAGGTAATCAGCTCGGGTTCCGCAAGACGGGGGTGGGGACATCCCTCGGCGTTGTGGACCGGCCTGCGCAAGAGGCTCAGCAGCCTGCCACGACCACGGAGAGCGATGAGGAGCGGCGCCGCCGCGAAGCTGCGGAGCGCCAGCAGCAGGGTCGATGAACGGTTTTCGGAAGATTGCTCGGGCGGCAAGCCTTGGAGCTGCCGAGGTCACACCTGACGGCTTTTTGAAGCTCGCCCACCACGGCGTGCGCCAGGCGAGTGCTGCGGGCGGCATGAGCCGTACAGCTCAGTCTTACTTCCTAGACGGAGCGCGTAAGCTCGACATCCGCGGACTGCTTCAGCGCACGGCCGACCGTTACGCCATCAGCGATAACCCGCGCCACTACATCTTCGAGGCGATTCGGGCAAACACGACCAACATTCCGAACGAGAACCACGACGGCTTCCACGAGTCGGAGCTGTTCCGGTTCGACCGGCGGTTGGGCATGCCGGTCTACCAGACCTACACCGGCAAGCCGCACCACGTAAATCACAAGACCGACAACCCCAAGGCTGCGCGCGGGGTGATCCTCGACAGTCACTATCATGACGAGACGCCGCCGCTCGACAACTGCCCGCGTTGCCGGACGCGCACAGCCGAGCGCCAGAACCGCGACGCGACTGGGGTTCACTGCAAGCGATGCGGTCAGGTCGTCTGCGACAAGTTTGTCGAGATCCTGCTTGGCGTAGATGCTGAGAAGGATCCGATCTTCGCTAAGGGCGTCCGCACCGGCCAGCTCAGCGCCGGGTCCATGGGCTGCAACTGCCTGAACACGAGCTGCAACGTCTGCAGCCACGTCGCGTACAGCCGTCCTGAGTTCTGTGAGCATATCCGAGGCAGCAACAAGGGCTCGTTCTGGCAGAAGCAGAGCGGCGTCTGGACGCGCAAGCCGCGCATGGAAATCCAGCGCCAGCTCAAGCGGCGCGGCATGTCCGACGACCTCACCGACTTCTGCTACGCCCGTGACGAAGACGGCTTCGAGGTCCGTAAGGCCTACGAGTACTGCCAAGAGGTCGTATTCGACGAGTACAGCCGTGTCGATCAGCCCGCTGATCCGAAGGCGCTCCAACGCGAGGTCCTCAAGACCGCGTCCGCAATCATTCCTGGCGACATCACCGACGAGGGCCGGCTTCCGTCGGCTGCCGAGCTGCAGCGCGAAACAGAAATGCTGATTCAGGCTGCGCAGAGGAAGAAGACCATGCCCACAACACGCCGCGCCCAGATGACGGCACCTGCCATGCCTGCCGTAGCGGACGCATCGGCACCTGCCATGCCTGCCGTAGCGGACGTCATCATCCCTCAGGAACTCGAAGACAAGGTCAACACAGTCCTCGAACTGAAGGAGCCGATGCCGCCGGGCGGCGGCCAGGTCGCGCCAGAATCAATCGAACAATTCCAAGAACAGCAGATGCCGGGCGCGATGCCTCCTGCTGGTGACGGCGGCGCCCCTTTGCCGATGTCTCCAGCGGAGACTGGGCTACAGGCCGATGCTCCACGAGCAGCAAGGAGAGATCCCATGCGATTCAAGAAGGCGTTCGAGGGGTGGACCTGTGAGGTCACCGCTCAGGGCAATGTCCGCGTCAAGAACGCCAAGAAGGAGCCGGTCCTCATCGTCCGTGGCTCCGCCAAGACCGTGGCCGCGCGCCGGCAGTTCGGCCGGAAGGTCATGGCGAGCATCCTCACGGATGGGCTGGTCCGCACCGCTCTCACCATGGAGGGGCTGTTCACGCCCCGTATCGCTCAGGTTGTCGACGGCGCCATGGACGACATGCAGGGCTTCGCGGACAAGTACATTCACGACTCGATCCTCGAAGAGGCAAAGGACCACGACGATATGGTCGGCGACGTCCGTGGCGGCGAGCCTCCCAAGTCTGTCATCGGCGATGACGATGACGACATGCGCGGCACTGTTCGCGGCCCACCACCTGGGTCGTCCATTCAGGACGGCCAGGTCGACCACGCGGAGGGCACGCCTGACAAGCCCTCGGCCGTGACCAGCGAGGACAACACCGACATGCGCGACCCGAAGCGGAAGAAGCTCAACCTGGGGTCGGACTCCGTCCTCGACGACGAGATCCACGACCACGCCGAGAGAGTGGCGTCCCTTGGCAGCCGCATCGCGCACAAGCAGCGACCGCAGTACGCCTGGACCGTCACCGCGCTCCAGCTCAAGGACGGCAAGCCGCACGCTCGCGTGCAGCTCGACAACAGCCGCACCGCACGGCTCGTGAAGGTCGCCGACCTCAACAAGTACTGGCAGCGTCTCGACGCGTCAGCCGCGGGCGCGCCCAGCCTCGACGCCCAGCTCAAGAGGGCAGAGGCCGCGTGGGCGGTCAAGGCCGCCAAGGAGAAGCGCGCGTTCGAGAACCATCTGAAGAAGGCATACGCGGTCAAACTCGAGCGCGTGCTGAAGAAGCACAAGGAGGCCATGGCGCAATCTGACGCCAAGGCCGTCCAGAACTTCTGCACTGCCGTTCGGATCGTGGCCTCGCGACAGGATGCCGGCGTCGAAGGTGCGCCCATCCGCTCCGCGGCGATGGCCGTCCTCGCGCAGACACGCCAGATTGGCGTGGACGCGGCTTCGGGGCAGCCCATCATGTACGACGGGCTCCATCCCGAGCTTGCCGGCTATCTCGTGGCTGACATGGTCAGCCGAGGTCGTTCAGACGACATCGAGAATCTACTAAACCGCGCGGCTGAGCTATCGACACGCGGCGCTGAGTATCTGAAGGACGCAGAGCAAGAAGCCAGGCGCTTCCAGGCTTCGGTCCCTCACATCACCAACGCCAACGTCGCCAGTCCGGTCGACGAGGCCGCGCTGCACGCAGCGCAGCTCCGCCAAGCAGCCCTTGGTGGGAACCTTCAAGTAATGACTGCTCCGCCTCCCGATTCCGCCGGCAACGGTGGGTTCGATAAGCGGAGCGCAATTCGCGGCGCCGTGAGTGGGACTCTTGTGAGTTCTACGCTCGGCAGGCTCCAAAACGAGCCCCCGAACTAGCCGCTTCACAGCAAACGGAGAGCAAAGAAGATGGGTACCATCGTAGACCAGGAGTCTCGGCTCGCGGCGTTCAATGGGGATGTTTTCCCCAAGGGGTTGGACCTGCGGCGGAGCGTGATCGCACATGACCTCGGAACCTACGTCGCGTTGTCGAGCGCGACCATTCGCATGGGGCAATTCGTTGCCATGGATGCGGACGGGTTCATCATCCCCGGAGTGGGCGCCGACACCATCGGCGTCGCGAAGTGGAACAAGCAGAACTTCGGCATCAGCGTGAACGTCGACGAGCCGGTCGTGCTGACCGGCCTCGTGGCGTCGAACCTCAAGCGCGGCAACGTACAGAGCGTCTCGGTTCGCTCGCTCCCCAACATGGGCGGCACGCAGTACGTCGGTGACTTGCCGGGGCTCGGCACCAACTACACTGTGAACGCAGGCAACGGCACGATCACGCGGGTCGGCGGCGGCATCCCTGATGGGGCGACCGTGTACGTCACGTACACGTACGACCTGGTGGACGCGGACTTCGAGTTCGACGGCCGGGACTTCCGCAACCAGTCGAACAACGACGTCCTCGGTCAGGAGGATCGCATGGCGGTCATCACTGACTGGTCGAAGCTGTTCACCATGGAGTACGCGGCTGGCCGAAAGTACAGCCGCGTCGGACCCGACTCGAAGCTGTACGTCGACGATGGCGTCGCGGTCGGCGCCCTCGCGGGCCAGGCCACCAATGAAGTCGGCCTCGGTACCGACTTCGTCGGCCGAGTCATCCAGATCCCGAACACCGAAGATCCATTCCTCGGAATGCACATCTCGGGCAACCCGACGCCGTAATAGCGACGGCAAAGAAAGTAGGAGGAAGATCAGTAATGGTCGCAGCGCTCAACCCCTATAGGACCGTCGCTCCACAGCAGCGGTCCCAGAAACCCCGGCAAGTACGCCGGGCGAACCAGCAGGCGCCCCAGGCGCAGGCTCCCAACCCCTACTGGCAGCAGCAGCAGGTCCCGACGCAGCAGCAATGGCAACAGGCCCAGAACCGGCCCGCCGTTCAGCGTCAGGCTTCGCAGCAGCCGCAGCAGGGCTTCTACAGCCAGTGGCAGGGCCAAGCCCCGCAGGGCTGGCAGCAGGACCAGCACGGACAGTGGCGTCAGGCCAATGTCCAGCAGCAGATCGATCCGCGCGAGGTCGCCGCGATCCAGCAGGGCCGTCGTGCCATGCCGCAGGGTCACCAAGGCTTCGGTCAGATCGACCGGTTCGCCTCCTATCAGGAGGAGGGCCTGTGGGCACAGGACGGTCAGTTCAACCCGCAGTCCTACGGCGGTCAGCAGTGGCGTGACGGTATCCAGCAGGCGATTCCCGATCCCCGAAGCCGCATGTTCGACAAGAGCGGCTCCATCAACGCGCACGACAAGCGTGACGCGTTGCAGCAGATCGCGCACTTGCTCCAGAACTCGACAGGTCAGGCGAAGCAGGCCCGGTTCCACCGGCAGCAGACCCAGATGATGAGTGACGAGCGACGGCGCGTGCTGGCTGCGGCCGCGCGTGACCCCGAGGGCTTCGCGATCATGGGTCAGGAGCTTCTGCTCCCGATCAAGGA